TAGCAATCTTGGATTCTTCGAGTTTAATCTCATTGATAACTTCTCTAATTGCGTTATCAATTCTGACCATATCCAGAGTATATTTACCTTCTTGCTCATACTCCAGTTGCCACTTCAACTCCAAGGACCTTTTTTGTTTGTACAGGTCTTTGACCATCAACAACCTCCTCATAGGTTATTCTGTTTATCCTGGGATCGTTCATTTCTCCAAGATACTCCCACTTTATACTCTTATCTCCCAGCTTGTCAACTATTGAATTTTCAATAGATTCAACGCTGTCTTCAGCCAGAACTTCAAATTCTGCGCTATATTGATATGCATGTATTTTTACTAGGAATTTTCTCATTTTCTCACCATTATAAAATAAATGTGGCGGTTTTAAGGCCGCCACATAAATAAAGTTTAATTACGCACCTTGAACGCCGAAGATACCTCTAGGGTCTGATACGCCAAAAACGTATCTTTCTCTAGCTTTGTATCTAACGTTGCCAGTATCGAAATCACCTTCCATTGCAGTTGTTAATGGAGCTCTGTTAAAATACTTCATTCCATTAGGTACATCTGTCATCAGATACCAAGAATCAGAATCTGTTAGGTAGTTGTTCACTCTATAACCTTGAGGAACCATACCCATAGATACGATTGCATTGATATCGTTGTCAGCTGTTCCAGTTCTGCCTTGAGACTTCATAAGTCTGTCAGCATTAAACTGGTTCTCTGAAGGAACGACCATTTTAACTGCTCTTGCTGCAACTCTAAGACCTCTTTCATCAGTCATCCCTGCGATATCTATTAGGGCTTGTTCTAATGAAGTTTCGTTAAGATCCGCCTGTGTAGTCAAGGTATTTTGAAAAGTACCTGCTATCGTTGGGTGAGCTGTACTAAAAAGTGCAACACCATCACCTGAATTATAAGTAGCCGTTTGAGGCAACCCATTAATTAAAGGTTCTACTGCTTTTACTTGTTTAGCATTACTCATAGATCTTGCTAAAGCTTTTGTATATCTAGAAGCTAGTCTATCGTAAAGATTATCTTCGATAGCTTCTTCTGTGATTGCAAATGCTAAAGCTACAGTCTCCATAGTGTAACGAGCTGTGAAAGTTTCCTGTGCAGAATCAAATGCGACTCCAGCACCTTCACCTTTCACTTGTGCGTTTGCGAAACCAGATAACATTACTTCCTCTTCGAAAGCTCTGTCACTTGATTCCTCGACATAAATCTCAGCATGCTGATTTTCATATCTTTTGTATTCCAGACCGAATAGTGCATTCAGACCTGGTTCTAGTTCTTTAACTAGTTGCGAACGTGATATTGCCATGTCTATATACTCCTATTATGGTACTAACCTGTTTGTGTTCATAGATACAACAACAGATGAGAAATTTGCCGTGTTATCGGCATTTTCTGAATCGTCTGCTGAACCATATAAACGCACGCAGTTAGCATCTGCTGACGTAGTTCCAATAGTAACTGAACCAGTTGATCTACCTGTAGTGTCATTTCCTGTAGAAGTAACACCAAAAGTAGCTAGTACAGCTGCTTGAGTCCACGCCGTAGCTGCTGCTGCGACAAGTCTCTGGAAAGGATTGTCCATTACAAAGGCAGTTATATCTTCTGAGTTTGCTGGAGTGATTGGTTGAATGTATGCATTCGCCCAAGTTGGTTTAAGAGTAGTAGTAGCATTGTAAAAAATACCATTCATAACTCCTAACAACTCACTCGTTGATGCAGTTCCTGCTGAATCAATATATCCAGTAGCACCTGCTTCAGAAATAACTAAACCACCTTGGTAGATAGACGTTCCATGGGCGGCATCGATTTTATATTTATGCTGATTCTTGATCGCTTGACCAGTTAGTGAATCTGCAGGTAAAAAACCGAAACCTTGTGTGTTTCTATTTGCCATAGTTTTCTCCTATTTCCATAGTTGTTTGTTAATTTAAATCAGTGATAGGGAATTGGTTGTTATCCCGAGAATTCCTAATTAGGACTTCTTTGTACCACCGAAGCTTACACGAGATTGCCTCTCAACATCGATCGGCATTCTCTTATCCTGCTCCTTCATTAAATCGTTTTTAATAGCTTCGTTTCGGTCTTCATGTTTTCTAGCCATGTAGTCCTGACGTTGCTGCGCGATCTCGTTAGGTACCTTCGCAAGCAGAAGGCCGCCAACCCCAATCACTCCCTTGTATTTGCCATCTTCGACAACAGGATAGTCAGATGAGTTTTCAATGTCTTCAGATCTTACTAATTCATAACCTTCTCTTAAACGTCCAGTTATGTTTTTAGTATCTTGAAAACCGATACTCTCTGCTCTAATCCATCTATACCTGAATCCATCAGGTGCAGGGGGTGCATCTAGAGATGATGGTGGAACCCACACTTTTGGTCTCTCAGATTTTGACCGTGTTTGGTTCGCACGAGAAGTTTTATTGTTTTTTTCCATTACGCCTCCTTCGTGTTTTTAAGTTGTTTTGCGTACTCTTCAAGTGGCACTCCTAATTTTTTAGCGATATGCACCTGTGAGGAAGTGAGTCTCACAGTTTTGCGACCAGGCTTTACGCTTCTTGAAGCTGAAGCCACTGTCTGAACAGGGGCGGTCGATTGCTTTTGTCCACTATTATCAAATTTACTGCCAAAGTCAACTCTTATTCTTTTGTCAACTTCAGAATAATAATCATCTGATTGTGGATCAAAGCCTTCATTTACAAGGTCTTTATGTATTTCAAACGCTGTAAATGTCATAGCTCTATTTTGACCAAACCAAGGATTTCTAGAAGCCCAATCTTCAGCTTTAGGATCTGGTGTTGGTAATTGTTGTGGAGTCTCTTGTGGTAATCTACCACCGTCAGAGAGTTGTACAGGTTTCTCGGCCTGTGTTTTTTCTCTACCTTCTTTTGCTTCTGAAAGTTTTGCATTCTCAAATGCGAGAGTTGCAATTCTTTTATTAGCTTCAACTTGAGCTGTTGCATCACCAGATTCAATTGCTGCAGCTAATTCTTTTTGTGCAGCTTCTAAACCTGTATTAATACTAGACTCAAATTTTTTAACATACTCAGAATCAGTTTTTTCAAATCTTTTTTCTAATTCTATTCTAGATTGTTCTACACCTCTGGCATAATCTAAAGCAGCTTGTTCCCTTCTTTCTGCTTCTCTCATTTTTCTAGTTAATTTAGAAATACGAGATTGAACACCTTTACTGTAGTCCTCTAATGTTTCATCTTGTTTCTTTTCTTGTTTTACTTCTTCTTGTTTCGTTTCAACGGTTTCTTGTTTCGGCGATTCAGTTGTATCTACAACTTCTTCGGCTTTTTCCTCTGGTAAATTAACTTCTACTTCAGGACCTGAAGTGTCTAAATCTACTTTTGGATCATCATGTTTAATCGGATTTTTGTCCGGCATAGTTTCCTCCTATGTTAGTATTGATGCAAGATATCTTCTGGATTCTCGATTGTTGCTAAAATTTCGTCATCATTAAGAAGACGAACTTCCCCACCTTCAATTTGTATTCTTGATCCCGCATAACGCGCGAACATTACCCAGTCTTTGACCTTGCACCATGGACCATCAGGATATCTCTCTCTATCCCTATAACAATCTGGACCCATAGCTAAAACTAGTCCACATTGAGAAGCAACTTGTTGTTTCTCTAGTGTACCTTCGGTCATTACTATTCCCCCTTTAGTTTTATCTTTCATCTTGAAAGGTAAAACTAACATTCTCCAACCCGTAGGTTGAGGTAATTTTGTTTTCTCTTCGTTAACTAAATCTTTTTCTTTTTTTGGTTCTGATTTTGGAAGACCTACTAATTCGTTATTCGGTAGGTGTATTTTTGGTTTTAATGTCGATGACTGTTCCTTCATTTTTCTCCTTCGAGTTAAGCAGGCTTGAAAGTTCCTGACGCACTGATTCCAGTGCATTAATTTGTCCTATAATATACTGATATTTTTCCATACTGTCAATACCACCAGACGTAACTGTCACAGATAATTGATCAGTTCGAGTATGTATAAATCTTACTAGTTTTTTTATTACTGTTTCTAAATCCATTTAAATTTTAACACCGACAGCTCGTAAACAACTATGACAACCTTTGACAAAGTATTTATGCGCTCCACAGTGACCCACTACAGGTGCAACCGTCTCTTTTAAAACGATTGGTTTCTCCTCTTTCTTTTTCCCAAATAGGGAATTCCACAATTTTTTAAACATTATTTTTTCTTTTTCTTTTTATCTCTTAAATGTTTTTTCCATTTGCCATAAGCATAACTACCAGCACCAAGACCTACAGATGCTTTTGCTCCTCTTACAATATTTTTTCCTATCTTACCTATTTTAATTTTAGG